GCCTGGGGCATGGCCACCCGCCGCGAACTGATCCTGTCGACGTGGGCCGCAGCCCTCGCAGGAATGCCCGAGGTGTCGGGCCGGATCTGGCGCAGCCGGGTGGAGCCGCTGCAGCGCCACGAATCGCCCGGGATCGCCCTGGAGTGGGTCAGCGATCAGCCGGACGTCCGAACCAGCCTGCCGTACCTGGACTGGACCCTGGAGGCCCGTGCGGCGGTCATCGTGCGCGACACCGTGCCGGACGTGATCGCGGACCCGATCGTCGCCGAGATTCACCGGCGCACCATGGCCAGCACGGCGCTGAGGGATCTGGTGATCGACATCATGCCGGGCCGCCAGATCCTGGAGCTGGTCCAGGCTGATAGCCCCGCCGGTATCGTGACGATGCCGTTCATCATCCAGTACCGCACCAATGAAGGCGACCTTGAAACCTGACCTCGCTACCGTGGAGGACGACACCCGCGGCATCGGCGGGATCTGGGAGATGGATCCGGCCACTGGCCTGAGACGTCGCCCACAACCCGACCCTCAGCAGCAGCCCGATGGCCTACAAGACGAAGCTCAGGACGATCCTCGCCAAGAGTGAGGCGTCATCCTACGGGGTCAACAGCAGCCCGGATGGGACGAATGCCGTCCTGGTCAACTCCGATCTGGCCCTGACGCCCCTAGCCGGCGACGTGGTGAGCCGTGATGTGATCCGACCCTACATGGGCGCCTATGAGGGCCTGCTGGCAAACACTCAGGTTCAGCTGACCATGTCGGTGGAGTATGCCGGCAGCGGCACCGCTGGCACCGCCCCGCGCTACAGCCCTCTGCTGCGATCCTGCCGCTTGTCTGAGACCGTCATGGCGGCAGCCTTGACGGGCACGGCACAGGCCGGCGCGGCGGGCACGATCACCTTGGCGGCTGGTGCCAGCGCAGTGAACGACGCTTACACCGGGATGGTGATCACGATCACCAGCGGCACCGGCAACGGCCACGTGGGGTTGATCACCCAGTACGTGGGCAGCACGAAGGTCGCCACTGTGGCGGCCTACACCACGACATTCGTGCCTGGCGTCGGCAGCTCCTACAGCATCGGCGCGAACGTGCGTTACATGCCGATCAGCACGATTGACGGGATCGCAGACACCAGCTGCACGATTCAGTATCGCCTCGGCGGGCCCAGCGGCACCGAGATCGTGCACACCCTGACCGGCTGCCGAGGGACCATGACGATGGACCACACCCTGGCCCAGATCCCGCGGATGACGTTCAACATCACCGGCCTTTACAACGCGCCGACTGATGCCAGCCCGGTGACGCCGACCTATGCGAACCAGTCGACGCCGCAGGTATTCCGCAACGACACGGCCGGCGCGTTCCGTTTCTTCGGCGTGGCCGGATGCCTGCAGTCGAGCACGTTCGACCTGGGCAATGATGTTCAGTACCGCGAGCTGATCGGATGCTCGAAAGAGGTGCTGATCGTTGACGGCGCGATGCGCGGCCAGGTGGTCATGGAGACCACGAGCATGGCGACATTCAACCCATTCGAGCAGGCCCGGACCGACGGCACCCTGGGCCGCCTGGCGTACCTGCACGGGACCACCGCGGGCAACCGCATCGGCATGGTGGCGCCCTACTGTGACCTCGGTTTGCCGGCCTACCAATCGGCGCAGGGTGTGGAGCATTTCACCCTGCCGTATACCGCCGTTCCGAGTGTGGCCGGCAACGACGAACTGATCCTCTGCTACTCCTGATCCATGCCCTACTCCAAAGTCAAGGCCAAGTCCTACCGCTGGCCGGTGAAGGTCAAGACGGCTGATGATGGTGGCGTTCAGGTTGAGGAGACCTTCGACGCGGTGTTCCGGCGAGTGACCCGCCCGGAGCTGCAGAAACTGTCCGAGGATGACGACGCCATGGTGCGGTCGATCCTCGTGGGATGGTCGGGGATTCTGGGTGAGGATGGTGAGGAGCTGCCGTTCAGCGAGGCCGCCCGCGATGAGCTGATGCTGGACCAGTCGTGGATCCGGGCCGTGATCGAGGCGTTCTACCTGGGCGTCAACGGCAGCCGAGCGGGAAACTAGCCGAGGTCGCCCGTTACTGGGCGGCCGGCGGCAGCGCAAGGGACTACAGCGAGGCGGACCGCGACGCGGCGGCCCTGGGCGTGATCTGGGTTCGGGAGGAGGAGCAGCCGAACTGCTGCGAGGTGTGGGAGGAAAACTGGGAGACGGTCGTGATGTTCATGCGGCTGCAGACCCAGTGGCGGACGACGATGGCCGGCTACCAGGGGCTCGACTACGGGGCCGCTCAGTGGCTGATGGGTCTCTACCATGTGGAAGACCCAGTCACGATGCTTGAGGGCCTGCAGGTGATGGAGTCGGCAGCACTGCAGGAGCTGAACCGCGATGGCTGACAACACGACCCGGCTGAAGATCCTGGCCCAGGTCGAGGGGGTGCAGGGGTTTGATTCGCTGAAGCGGAGCCTGCAAGGGCTGGCGCAGCAGGGGCAGCAATCGGGCCGATCGCTGGACCGGCTCTATACCAGCTACCAGCAGCTGTCCGGGGCTGGGAAGAACAGCATCAGCAGCCTGAGGCTTCAGGCAACGGCCCTGGCCCAGCTGCGAGATCAGGCCGAGCTTGGCAGCCGAAAGTTTCGGATCCTGACTCAGGACCTGGAGCGGGTTGAGAAGCAGCTGCAGCAGACGACCCGCGCGACCCGCGGCGCAGCGCCAGCCGTTGGCGGCGGAATGGGCCTGGCGGGCCTGGCGGGGCAGTACGCCCCACAGCTGGCCGTCGGTGCTGCCGTGGCGGGGATTGCCACTGCAGGGGTGAGCGCTGAATCGGCGCAGGTGCGGCTGAAGGCGCTGACGGATCAGTTCGGGGAGTACAACGAGGCGCAGGCGGCAGCGGCGCGGATCGCCGGCACACTGCGGCTGAGCACGGCCGAGTCACAGCAGTCGTTCGCTGATCTTTACGCAAGCCTGAGGCCGACAGGCATCACGGTGAAAGAGCTGGAGGACACTCTGATCGGGTTCTCTGCGGCGGCCCGCAACAGTGGCGCAACGGCACAGGAGACCAGCAATGCGTTGATCCAGCTGAAGCAGGGGCTGGCCAGCGGAGCGCTGCAGGGTGAGGAGCTGCGATCAATCCGTGAGCAGGCGCCGCTGGCGGCGCAGGCGATTGCGAAGGAAATGGGCACCACGATCGGAAACCTGAAGAACCTTGCGGCTGAAGGGAAGGTCACGACCGATGTTGTGATCCGCGCGATGGGACGACTGAAGGAAGAACAGCTCGGGAAGTTGAACGCGCAGTTCAACACGGCAGAGCAGGCGATGACGGATGCGAAGAATGCGGCGGTGGATTTAGGGGCGGAGATCTCGAAGCTGTTTGGCCCGACTGTTGTCAGCGGCTTGAGATTACTGACTGGAGCATTGAACGGCATCAACCAGGCGCTTGATCGCCGCAGGGCGGCAGAAGATGCGATGGCGGAGACTAAGCAGAAATACAAGGGCACATCTTTTTATACTCCGGCAGCAACTTCATTTTACAATCAGCGTAGGCGTGAACTTGAGACACAATACACCGGGCCATCAAGACTTCTAGCAGCTGGATCTGAAGCAACCTACACGGTTGGCGGCATAACGTATAACGCGGCAACTGGCCGACCAGTCCCTGGGACTCAACTTACCGCGGAGGCACGTCAATCACAGGAAGAGGCACGTTTGGAGAGGCTCAGGGCCGGCCAGGCGGGGGCGGACGCGGGGAAGGCGAAGGAGTTTAAGCCAAGTAGCCGTGCGCAAGCGTTGATCAATGCCGCTAAGAAGCTTGGGGTTTCACCACTTGACCTGGCGACAATCATAAGCTTTGAGACTTCAGGGACATTCAGCCCGTCAATCGTTGGTGGAGAAGCTAACAAGTATCAAGGCCTAATCCAATTCGGCCCTCCAGAGCGTGTGCAATACGGAATGAATAGGCAGCAGACATTCGAGGAACAGGTACAGGGTCCAGTGGTTCGGTATTTCC